TATTTGAAGAATTTCGTACAACTGTGTTTTGATCTTGTACAATGTGGTGCAAGCATTCAGATTTCACAAGACTACAGTTCCATGGTAAATTTTGCACGTTGTAAGTGTTTAGGTGCAAATGTACTACGAGGACCCGACCAGAAACCATGGGACGGTAAGTTACAATATGATTATCAACTATGGATTGATAGTGACATTGTGTTTAACACACAGAAGTTCTGGCAGATCTTATTGATGGACAAAGATATTGCTGCTGGTTGGTATGCAACAGAAGATGGTACAACAACATCCGTTGCACACTGGTTAGAGGAGGACGACTTCCGAAATAATGGTGGTGTAATGAATCACGAAACGGTTGAGAGTATTTCAAAGCGTCGTAAACCATTTACGGTTGATTACACTGGATTCGGATGGCTCTTAATCAAGAACGGAGTCTTTGAGCACACTGAGATGAAGTATCCATGGTTTGCACCAAAGATGCAAGTCTTTGAGAGTGGTGAAGTACAAGACATGTGTGGCGAAGACGTATCGTTTTGTCTCGATGCAAAAGAGGCAGGTTTTGAGATCTGGTGTGATCCTCGCGTCAGAGTTGGTCACGAAAAATCAAGGGTAATCTGATATCATGAGAGAGAAGTACGACGTTTACATCGACGGCAAACTAGAGCACAAAGGTCTTTCCGAAGACGAGTACTTTGATCTTATGGAAGATTATGCCGAGGGGTTTTATACAAACGGAACCACTGCCCCTGGTTCCATTACTTTTAAAATTAACATTGAGGATTAAGTCTTATGGCAATGCGTAAAGGTGGCGGTTACATTGAGGGAGCGCCCAAAAAGTCTCGTCAAGGAAGAGGTCAACACACTAAGTATGCTGCGTCTTCTCGTAACAAAGCACGTAAAAAGTATCGTGGACAAGGAAAATGAACATCAAACGAATTATTCAAATTGCGGTAATCTCGGCACTATCAATGATTGTATGGGAATTAGGTCATCCATATATTATTGGAGGACATTTGGAAAGTGATCACACTCACGAGTGTAAATAAATCACCAAGGGGTCTCGGATGAGACCTCTTTTTTGATATAAAAATAAATATTCAATAGGGATAGAACCCCTCAAAAAGTTCTGTTTTCTTACAAAAAACAAGAGCACATGGGAAACTCACCAGTCGATAGAGACAAAGAATACATGTATAAGATGTGGGGTACAAAAGATTTAATCACGGACTATTGGTCAACACCAAAGAAGTCTAATGATTGTGCCGAAGAGGATAATGATCTTTGTATTCAGGAAGTATTCCGTGACAGTGCAAAAAAGATAGATAATGGGTCATAAATAACTGAAGACTATAGTCTTGTCCTGATGGCAATAAAAAGGGTATCAAGATCATTTAAGGATATTAGTTTATCATTTGAACCACATCCAGTCACAAAAGATCTTGTAATATTAAAGAATGAGCGGGCGATCTCAAGATCGATCCGTAATATTGTTGAAACTATACCTACTGAAAGATATTTTGACCCTGATTTTGGTAGTAATGTAAGATCATCTTTGTTTGAGAATATTGATTTTGGTATTGTTGGTGTTATTGAATCACAAATTCTTGAATCTATTGCTAACTATGAACCAAGAGTAGACAATGTACAAGTCGAAGTACTTCCAGAATATGACAATAATGCTCTTGAAGTGACTGTAATATATGATATCATCGGACAAGACTTACCAACTCAAGAGTATACATTTATTCTAGAGGCAACGAGATAAAAAAATGCCTTTTACAAATTACACAAACCTAGATTTCGATCAGATAAAGACATCCATCAAAGATTATCTGAGAGCAAATTCAAACTTTACTGATTATGATTTTGAAGGATCAAACTTCTCAATCTTAATTGATACGTTAGCATATAACACTTACATTAATGCATTCAACTCTAACTTAGCGGTTAATGAAGTCTTTTTAGACTCTGCAACTGTTAGAGAGAATGTTGTTTCACTGGCAAGAAATATTGGATATGTACCAAGATCAAAGAAAGCAGCAACTGCACTAGTATCATTTGATATTGAAGTAGAGCAATCAAATCCAAATGATCCTATTCAATCGGTTGTTTTAAAACCCGAATTAGTTTGCACAGGGCAAGCAGATAATACTTCCTACATTTTTTCGATTAGTGAAGAGATAACTCAAACTGTAGATTCTAATAATATTGCATCATTCTCTAATATAGAGATCTATCAAGGAAGATATTTAAAGAAATCATTTATTGTAGATGGGTCACTAGACCAAAGATTTATCATACAAAACCCCAATGTTGACACAAGTACTATAAGAGTATATGTAAAAGCACCTGGTTCTACTGGAGATGGTGAAAAGTATCATATGGTTGATAATATCACAACTGTAGATAGTAATTCAAAGATATACTTGATACAAGAAGTTAAGGATGAAAAATATGAATTGATGTTTGGTGATGGTGTATTTGGAAAGAAATTGGAAAATGGTGCAGAAGTCGTAGTGCATTATATTGTGACTGATGGTTCTGAAGGAAATGGAGTTTCCGAATTTGCATTTGCAGGTACTTATGAAGGTAAGAAAGCATCTAGCAATATTGCCATTGAGGCGCAAAACACTGTAATTATGCAAGTCACGCAACCCTCACGAAATGGGTCTGATATAGAGTCTATTGACTCTGTACGATATTATGCACCCAGAGTGTATTCGGCACAACATAGAACCGTTACAGCAAGGGACTACGAGTCAATTATTAAGACTAAGATCTATCCAAATGCAGAAATTGTCAATGTCATTGGTGGAGAGGATTTAGATCCACCAGAATATGGGATTGTCACGATTGCAATTAAACCTAAAAATGGTTTACTCATTTCTGGATTTGATAAGCAAAGAATATTATCTGAACTAAAACAGTATTCAGTTACTGGTATCAATCAAAAGATTATAGACATTAAAGTTTTATATGTTGAACTTGATTCTTCAGTTTACTATGATACTTCTAAATCAGCAACTCCTCTTGCAATAAAATCTAAGATTGAGAATTCTTTGACTACTTTTGCAAATTCACTATACTCCTCAAAACGTGGAGGAAGATTTAAATATAGTAAAGCAATTAATTTAATTGATGAATCTGATACCTCTATTACTTCTAATATTACAAGAGTAATCATTAGAAGAAACATGAATTGTCTTATCAATCAGTTTACTGAGTATGAATTATGTTTTGGTAATAGATTTCATGTAAATACTGAGGGTAAAAATATAAAGTCAACAGGATTTTTAGTTAATGGCGAATCTAGTTTTGTATATTTTACCGATATTCCTAATGCAGACAAGTTAACTGGTACAATTGCTGTCGTCAAACCATCAGTAACACCAGGTGTAAACCCAAGGATTATTGTGAAATCGGCAGGTGTTGTTAATTATGTTACTGGGGAGATTATGATCTCTAATATTAATATAACAGGGACTGAGAGACCTAATAATATTATTGAGATTCAAGCATTTCCAGAGTCTAATGACATTATTGGATTGAAAGATTTATATCTTTCATTAAGTACTTCAAAAAGTAAAATAAATATGATTAAAGATGTTATTTCATCGGGAGAGAATACTACTGGTGTTTTATTTTCAACCAGTGAGTATTACAAGTCTAGTTATTCCAACGGCAGCCTAATTAGAAATTAATATGATACAGACAAGTTTTGAAAATAAAGTCCAAATTCAGGACATTTTATCCAATCAAGTACCTGAATTCATCACTTCTGAGAACCCAAAGTTCTCAGAATTTTTAAAACAGTATTATATTTCCCAAGAAATATCTGGGGGGAACGTAGATATTGTCGAAAATCTACCATTTTACCTAAAATTAGACAATTTTACGTCTAAAGTTGTAAATGGTGAGACCGAATTAACTCAAAATGTTGGAACTACGGTCGAAAATGGCATAACTTCCGAAATTTTTGTTGCTGATACTGAAGGATTTCCAAAAACTTATGGATTAATACAAATTGGCAATGAAATTATTACTTACAAATCCAAAACTGCGACTAGTTTTGTTGATTGTGTGCGTAATTTTAGTGGAATTGATGAATATGGAAAAAATTTAAAATTTAGTTCTACAAATATTTCATCGCATACTACTGGAACAACAGTTATAAACCTTAGTGTTCTATTTTTAAAGGAATTTTATAGCAAAATTAAGTCATCCTTACTACCCGAACTTGATTCAGTAGACTTATTTGCAGATTTGGATGTAAATAAGTTCTTAAAAAACACAACTTCACTGTATAGATCTAAAGGAAGTAAAGAATCTTTTAGGATTTTATTCAAATCCCTGTTTAATATAGAACCTCAAGTCATAGATTTGGAAGATTTTGTTATCAAATCTTCAAATTCCGACTATCGTAGAAGAAAAGAACTATTAGTCGAATTAATTTCTGATGGAGATCCATCAAATATAGTAGGACAACAATTTATTAAGAGCAATGATCCAGAAGTTTTTGGATCTATTTCAGAAACCGAAATTCTTGCCCGAGATGGGCGCATTTTTTATAAAATTCTCCTGTATATTGGATTTGATGAATCGGATGATGAAACATTCTCTGTATTTACTATTACACCATCTACAAAAGTAGTAGATTCGGTATCTGCATCAGATAATCAAGATGTTTTAACTGTTGATTCTACAATTGGATTTGCAGAATCTGGTAGTATTTTTCATGGTGGAAAAGAAATTTTTTACACAGAAAAAACAGTAAATCAATTTTTAGGTTGTTATACTCTTACTAGCAATTTTATTAATTTTGATCTTAAAAAGTCTGACAATTTGCATTCAAATGATACTTATTTTGCCTATGAAAATGGAGATATAACAAAAAAAGTAGAGTTTAGATTACTTGGTTCTTTATCAGATATTAAATTAGATACAACTAGCAATAAGAATCACATTAATTCGGTTGGTGAAAAACTAAGAGCAACCTCTTTTGGAACAAATATTGCTGATACAGATTCTAATACTAGAAGGGAAATTATTGCAAATAGTGTAATTTATAATACTAGTGTAAGAATTCAATTAGAATCTATAAATTTTGATGGATCTACTGCACAAGTAAATACAGATATCAATAATGTTTTTTTAAGATCTGGAGATAAGGTAGAAATATTAAAGAGAAATACTGATATTGTTGAACCTGGTCTGTCTGATGTAACCATAATTTCTATTAATAATATAGTAGGTGAAATTGAATTTGATTCCAATTTCTTATCACTCAATCGTTCTGGAAAATATGATATTCGTAGAAAAATAAAGTATGGAAGTACATCTCAAGTTCCATTTGAATACACCAATTTTACTTCAGATGTTACTAATGTTTATGATGAAAGAGGTGAATTCTTATATATTGCTTCTAACTCCATACCATCTTATCAAATAACAAAAAATATTGTAAAATCGACTGTAAGTACTATAGAAGGATTTGAATCTTTAAAAGAATCTTTTACTACTTTAAGGTTTTCTAGTGCTTCTTCTCTCATTGATGGGGATAGAGTATATTATGATCACAGTGGGGAAGATCCAATTGATGGATTGAAAAAGGGGGAGTATTATGTAACAATAACAAATAATAGAGATATAAAAGTATATAGATCTAAGTCATCTATTTCTGCAAACGATTTCATTTATTTTAATCAAGGTGCTACATCTGCCAATCAAAATTCTATTCCAGAGGGAAGTCATACATTCACTTTACTCGATCAAATAACTGACACTAATAAAATTTCAACAGCAAAATCACTAAGAAAAATTCCAACCAAAGTTGATTTATCGAAGTTTGGTGAGAAAGTTCAGGCAAAACCTATTGGTATTTTAATCAATGGTGTTGAAATAATGAGTTCTATTAGTGAGAATAGAATTTATTATGGACCTATTGATGAAGTTAATGTTATTAATCAAGGATCTGGATATGATGTTATAAATCCACCTAATTTAGAGATAGAGACTGGGTCTGCCAAAATTCAACCAGTTCTTCAAGGTAATATTGAAAAGGTTTATATTGATAATACAAACTTTGAAGTTAATGATCCAATTGTAACAATAACTGGAGGAAATGGTAAGAATGCTAGTTTGAAAGCAAACACTAGAACTAAATCGAGAGAAGTATTTTTTAACGCAAAACCAATTGAAGATGGTGGTGGTCTTAGTTTTACTGATGAAACAATTACATTTCTAACTGATCATAATTTTTATGATGGAGAGAGAGTTTATTATGATCTGAATGATATTAAAAATCCTAAAATTGGTATTTCAATTTTTGGTGGAGCAAACGTAAAAACGGGATTTTTAAATAATAACACTCCATTTTATGTTAAGAGTATTAATAATAAAACCATTGAATTATATCCCACAATAGGAGATTATAGAAGTGGAATCAATACTGTGGGATTTTCCACCGAAGGTAATTATGGTATCCACAAGTTTAAAACAGAACCTAAGAGCGTAATATCTTCTATAGTTGTTGATAATCCTGGTGAAGGATTTACAAATAGAAAACTAATAGTAAAACAAACTGGCATTTCTACAATAAATGACACTATAATTTTTGAAAATCATGGATTCTCAAGCGGAGAATTAGTTACTTATAATTATGAAACTTCTTCTATTTCCGGACTTTCTACATCAAATCAATACTATGTTCTCAAAGTAGATGACAACTCATTTAGAGTATGTAACGCTGGTGTTGGTGGAACTGATAGATCATATTACAATCGCCAAAAACACGTATCTATAGCGTCTAGTGGTGTTGGATATCAGTATTTTAATTACCCTGATATTCAAGTTAGTGTAACTTATCTTGCAGATGGTGAACAAGAGCAAGCAAATATTACTTGCACACCTATCATCAAGGGCAGTATTATAGATGCTTACTTATATGAAGAGGGTGCTGATTATGGATCTACATTACTAAATGTTGAAGAAGTACCAAAAGTTCTGATACAGCAAGGAAAAGAAGCATCTTTTACACCAATTTTATCTGAAGGAAAAATTGATAGAGTCGTTGTAAACTATGGTGGTTATGATTATTACTCTGTTCCAGAACTTCAAGTAATTAGTTCAAAGGGTTTTGGTGCTTTACTAAGAGCAGAAGTTGTTAACAATAAGGTTGTTAATGTAATTGTAATAGAATCTGGATTGGGATATACTACAGATGATATCCTTATAAAACCAGTTTTTAGTGGAAGGGATGGATTTGTAAAACCGAAAATTAGATCTCTGAATATTGATAATTCCTATAAGTATGGTGTTCAGTATTTAAATGGTAGTAGAGATGCTTCATTTGAATTCTTATATAAGAATGTAAATGATGAGTTGCAATATGTTGTAAGTGGATATTCAAATTTATTAAAAGATGAATTTCGTGAGTCTGATACTTCACACTCTCGTATTATTGGATGGGCATATGATGGAAATCCCATCTATGGTCCTTTTGGATATTCAGATCCAGAAGATCTTACTAGTCCCATAAAAAGATTAGTTTCTGGATATACTAAAAGTTTGAGTAATGTTAAAAATAGACCAATAAATCCAGAATTTGTAAATGGATATTTTGTGGACGATTATAAATTTACAAATTCTGGAGATCTAGATAACTACAATGGTAGGTGGTGTAAGACGCCAGATTTTCCCAATGGAGTTTATGCATACTTTGCAACATCAGTATTAAATTCAAACAATGAAAATATTGGTTCTTTCCCATACTTTATTGGTCCCAGTTATAGATCACCAGTAATAAAAGATAATACTGATAATAATTTAAATCAATCTTTTGATTTTGAAAATAGTTCTTTATTAAGAAATACTTTCCCATATAAAGTTCAGGATAAGTATGCTACTTATGATTTTTTCCCATCAAATAAATCTGTCACCAATCAAACTATTGAAATAACTTCAGTAACGAAAGGATCTATAGAGTCTTATGAAATAATTAAACCTGGTCTTAACTTCAAAGTTGGAGATTCGGTAAACTTTGAAACATCTAAAGATTCTTCTGGATTCGGATTATTAGTTGAAGTTAAGGAAATAAAGGGACACGCAATAGAATCTATTGAGAACGAGTATAAGAAATATTCAAATTCCAATTTATATAATGCCGGAAAATTAAATAGTTTTATAAAAATATTACCTAGTCATGACATAAAAAATAATACAAAGATATCTGTAACTGGACTAACAACAAATTTTGAACCATTAAATAAAGAATATATTGCACAAGTTGATAGAATTTCAACTAGATTATCCGAAGCAATACCAAGTTATGATCCATTAGCATCTTCAGGTACTTACCATGCTGAAACTACAGGAATTGTGACTGACATTAAAGTTGAGAAGATTCCTGCTAGAGTGTCTATTGGTAGTTCTATAGTAATTAAAGGTGCAAGTTATGATCAACACTTCACAATTTTAAATACCTTTCCAGATCAAAAAGTCCTTAGATGTAAAAAAACTGGAATTTCTGGTTTGAGTACTGCATTTGCCGCAGTAGAATACTTGCCAAGCATTATTGAATTAGATGATAATATATCTGCCAATAATGTTAAAGATAATTATATTCGGTATTTTAATCCAAAACAGTCTATTGGTGTTGGTACATACTCTGGAATTGGTACACCAAGAAGTTTTCATGTTGGTACACAATCTATAGTTGATATTATACCCACTCAGAGTATTCGCATACCCAATCATGGATTTTTCACAGGAGAGAAAGCTATACTAAGAAAACCAACAGATTCTTCTGGATCTATTAGTATAAAAGACAGTCCCGATTCCAATACTAGAAATCTTTTATCAGGATCAGTAAAATCTGAAGTTGTTTATGTAATCAACAAATCTGAGGATTATATTGGAATTGTAACTTCTGTAGGACTAACAACTACTACAAATGGACTTTATTTTCCAACTGAGAGTGGTAATGGATCTGATAACTTTGAATATGAGTTAGAATCAACTTATGAAAATCAATTATGTACCGTATATCAAAATTTAACCACAGTTTCAATATCCACATACCATAATTTAAAAAATAAAGACGAGATTGAATTATCAGTTACTCCAAATTTAAGTGTTGGAATTGGTGGATCATTATCCGCTAAAGTAAAATATATACCAGAAATTGGTGCCTTGTCATCAAGAATAATTGGTTTTAGTACTTTAACTGATATTAATATAGACAAAAATACTATAACAATAGATAATCACTTACTTTCTACTGGAGATAAAGTCTATTATATTTCTACATCCACACCATCCGGATTAAGTAATGATGTATATTATATCAATAGGGTTGATGTAGACACTATTAGATTGTCTGAAACTTACTTGGATTCTATTGCCGAAACTCCAAAAATAGT